TATATATAAGTCAGAAACGGAGTATATGATATGAAAAAAGTTCCTTACCCTTCAGTTACAGTACATGATGTAATGTGTGTAGCTATCAAAGTACACGAAAAGCAAGGTTTTATCCGCAGTGGTCAAGGGTATATTGACACAACTACCGATTCTGAAACAGAAGTAAGAATTGAGGACAATAAGTCTGAAATTGGAAAAATTCTATCTTCAAAGGCAAGAACTACAGCAATTGTAAATGAGTACTCATCAAAGGGTACAGACTTAGTTGATCACATTAACGGCAAACTTATGATTAAGAAGATGACTAATAATCTTAACAACTTTGAAGCTAATGTTGTTAAAGCATTGTCAGAAGCTGATGTAAGCAAGTTTTCTGTTAGTATTATTGCTAGCTTGCCACATAGTGTTACAGTTGATAAAAAACGTGAAGTAGTAGCTGATAAAATGGTTTCTTTGAAGCACAGTAGCCAATACTTTGGTGAGAAGTCTAAACGTTACGATCTTGCTGTAGAAGTGCTAGATGTTAAATTTATACAATCTAGTAACATTTACATGATATCTGCATGTTACATGGGTAAAGACATTATTAAGTTTTGGTGGAGAGATCAACCAGATATTAGCGACATTGTTGCTGATAGAGTTATTAAGATACGAGGCACAGTTAAGAACCATGAAGTGTCAAAGTACTCAGATTCTAAAGAAACTATGTTAAACCGGGTAAAAATCCTAGCATTATAGGGGTTTATTAAAGGTTGACATATTCCCCGATTAATAGTATTATATACTTAACTTAACAGACAAACAGTTTGTTACAAACTAAAAGGAAGTAATAATATGAAAAATAAAAAAGCAGTAGGAACTAAGTTCTTTAAAGAAGGAACACAAAACCAACAAATCCTAGCAAGATTCTGGGGTACTGGTAAAACGTTTACTATGGACAGTCTAAGAGATAAATTAGACATCGCATCTCCGGGTGCTAGACTATCTGAATTAAGAGACATGGGCTTTAATGTTAGAGCTACAGCTATTTCAGAAGGTAACGTTGGCAGATCTGCTAACGAGTACACTATATCTAAAAAAAGAGTAGCAGTATAATACTTACAACAATTGGGCCGTCCTTTTGGACTGGCCCAATCGTATGAATAAACTAATCAAAAAAAGATTAAAATAATTGCAATATACCGGTTGACAAGTAAGACTTCTTACTGTATACTTAGTATATAAAGTTAGTTAATTGAAGTAAACAAAAGAACAGGAGTTCAAAATATGTCGAAAACAATGCAACTTAAGAAAGCTCGTAAAGATCGTAAAGGCGAGACAATTATTGAAGTACTTCCAAATAACGTTGTAGACAATCCCAAAGAAACAGACGCTCAGATTATTGAACGTATGCGTGAACGTTTCCAAATACTAGACGATATGACACAAGCATCAATTGATGGTGTTGTACGTGGTATGGTTGTAACGGGTCCTCCAGGAGTTGGTAAGTCATATGGTGTTGAACAAGTTCTAGAAAAGAATAGTTTGTTTGATGTCCTTGCTAACAATAAATTACGTTTTGAAGTTATTAAAGGTGCTAGTAGTGCAATTGGTTTGTACAAAGTACTTTACAATAATGCAGACAAAAACAGTGTTCTTGTGTTAGATGATTGTGATACAGTATTGTATGATGAGACATCGCTTAACTTGCTAAAGGCAGCACTTGACTCATGTAAGAAGCGTAAGCTATGCTGGAATACAGATAGTGCATTACTACGTAGGGAAGGTATTCCAGATACTTTTGAATTCCAAGGTAGTGTAATTTTTATTACTAACCTTAAGTTTGATAATGTACGTGGTAAAATTAAAGATCACTTAGCGGCAATCATGTCACGTTGTCATTACTTAGATCTTACAATGGATACTACACGTGAAAAAGTATTACGTTGTAAGCAGATTGTTGCAGATGGCATGCTTAATGAGTATGACTTTACAGCAGAAGAAGAAACAGACATAATGGACTTTATGATTAGTAACAAAGAAAAGATGCGTGAAATATCATTGCGTATGGTTACTAAATTAGCAGACTTGAAAAAGAGCTTCGGTTCTGAGAAGTGGAAACGTACTGCAGAAGTTACATGTATGCGTAGGGTTGCTGTTGTATAGCTTCTAAATTAGAAAAGCCCTTCGGGGCTTTTTTTGTGACTACCACTTGACTTTCCTTAACAATTAGTGTATTATAATAGTATGAAATGTAAAATCGTATTAAAAGATGAAGTGAACTGCAAGATCGAAGGTCTTGACGTTAACACTCGAAGAAAATGTGAGAAGGAATTAAAGTTCTTTCTTCCATACGCATTCCACGTGCCAGCATATAAGTTGGGTAGATGGGATGGATGTCAAAGTTACTTTACAGTAGGTGGTGTAACATATACTAACTTACTTGACAAAGTGCTTCCCATTATAATGAATGAAGGTTATGACATTGACATTGAAGACTTAAGAACAAAATATGAACTTGATTTTAATGTAGTAGATGAATCAACATTTCAACATAAACTGTGGCCTGAAAAACACCAAATGGTAGGACAGCCAGTTACACTACGTGATTATCAGATTGAGATTGTAAACAAGTATTTAGAAACTCCACATTGCTTGCAAGAAATTGCAACAGGTGCAGGTAAAACTCTTATTACAGCGGCACTTAGTGAACGTGTAGAAAAGTATGGAAGGTCAATTGTTATTGTACCAAACAAAGACTTGGTAAAACAAACAGCGGCAGATTATGAGAACTTAGGATTAGATGTTGGCGTGTATTACGGTGACAAAAAAGAACTAGGCAAAACACATACAATTTGTACGTGGCAGAGTTTGAATAGTATTAAGAAAAGATTTAGAGAAGGACAAAGCGAATTAAGTTTAGCAGAGTTTGCAGAAGACGTAGTATGTGTGATTGTAGACGAAGTTCATCAAGCTAAAGCAGACGTATTAAAAGAACTATTGACTAAGGAGTTTGCAAAGATTCCTTTAAGGTGGGGACTAACAGGAACTATACCAAAGGCAGAACATGAAAAGGTTTGCTTACAAGCATGTCTAGGTGAAGTAACTAACAAGCTAAGTGCAAGCACGTTGCAGGAGATGGATGTATTAAGTCAATGTCATGTTAACGTAGTGCAAATGAAAGAGTTTGCAGTCTACAATAATTATCAAAGTGAGTTAAGTTATTTAACTACAGACAAAGCACGTATAAAACATATTAGTGGACTAATTGATAAGATTAGTAAAAGCGGAAACACACTAGTATTAGTAGATCGTATCAAGGGTGGACAAATGATTTGTGAAAACCTTCCACATGCAAACTTTGTAAGTGGTGAGATGAAAACTACAACACGTAAAGATCATTATGATGAGATTAATGAAGGAACAAACCAAATTGTTGTAGCAACATACGGAGTTGCGGCAGTTGGTATTAACATTCCACGTATTTTTAACTTAGTACTAATAGAGCCCGGTAAGAGTTTTGTTAGAGTAATACAAAGTATTGGACGTGGAATACGTAAAGCTGAAGATAAAGACAATGTTCAAATATGGGACATTACAAGTACAGCAAAATTTAGTAAAAAACACTTAACCGAGCGTAAGAAGTTTTATAAAGAAGCCAATTATCCATTCTCTATAGAAAAAGTAGAATGGCAATAAGCCACACAGGAAATAAAATATGAAAATTTTAACAGTAGAAAACAATACTTACGAACTGGATGAGATTCCAGATCAGGTAGAAGACTTACGATACAGCATTTTAGACTATAGCAACCCAGGACACATTGATTACTATTTTATTCCATTAGTGTTCCTAGAAAGTTTTTATGCACCAGCCGCAGTATTAAAAATTGGTGATTACTCAATTACAATGCCATTAGATTGGAGCATAGTTATTTGTGATCCATCAGTTGGTGATCCAGAAGTTGTAAGTTTAATGAGTTTGAATGACAGGGGCTTTAGTGTGTTTGCATTTAATCCTATTACAGGATTTACACCTAAGTACTTGGACATATCAATAACTAATATTTACACAGATGTAAAATGGTATGCACCTAAGCTAAAGTTTGGACATTTATTAAATGTTCCATTGCATGACGGAGCAAATCCACCCTGTGTACTGTTTGTAAAGGAATCAAACAAGTTACCTGAAGTACTTGACATTAGTGAGCTTTGGTAGTAAACTATGAAGACTAGGATACATGTTAATCAGCACGTTGTTAAACGTAATGCTAAGACAGGTGAAAGAGAACCTGTATTAACATGCAAGACTTCTAAGAGTAATACATATGGACATGAAGTGTCTATTAAAGGTGATTCGAAAGTTATATACAGTCCAGACAAACCACTATCATGTGGTGCTAAAGTTTGGATAGAAACTGAAGGAGAAGTAGTAATTGTCAAATAAACTAAACATTAAAGAAGAGATGCGAGGTATTGATACCAAGGATAGAGGTTGGTATGACAGTCTTACTGAAGAAGAAAAGAAAAAGCTAGGCATATGGCTACTAATGCGTTATACTAGTAGTTGTGGTGATAAGATGTTTACTGAGCATTACTTAGAGTGGACTAACGAAGTAGTAAATGTACACTTTAACAAGCTACGTAAGCACCCACAGTTGCAACATCAGCTAATGCAGTTAGTTGGACTAGGGAAGACTACATTCCATCCTTGGATTGCACCTGGAAAAGCAATGAAACAAAGTAAGATACAGAAGTGGGTTATAGAAAACTATAATCATCTGAATGACGATGAAGTAGAAATTTTTATTAGTACTAAAACTAAAGATGACTTCAAGGAGTTGTTTGAAGAGTATGGGTACGATAAGAAGCAAATTAAAGAGCTGTTAAAATAAATGTTTAAATGTGAATACTGTTCTAAAACATTCAAGAAAGAGAATACACTAGTTGTTCATTTATGTGAACAGAAGCGTAGGCACATGCAAAAAGACGAAAAGCATGTACAACTTGGTTTTAGAGGTTATCAGTTATTCTATAAAATAGGAACAAATGCAAAGAATGAAAAAAGCTACCAGGAGTTTGCAAAAAGTCAATATTATATTGCGTTCTGTAAGTATGGTTATTATTGTAGGGACATTGGTATTGATGATGTACCGTCTTACACAACTTGGCTATTAAAGAATTCAATAAGATTAGACCATTGGTGTAGAGATAAGCATTTTGCGGCTTGGATGAAAGAACGACAAAACAACGAATCGTGTGAAAGAGGTGTTGAGCGTACTGTATTGTTTTTACAGAAGTGGGCAGAAGAAAACAACACAACATATAATACATACTTTCATACAATAGCACCAGCACTTGCAGTATTTCATATATGCAGTGGCAAAATTAGTCCGTGGGTATTGTTTACAAGTACAGCGGCACAAGATTTAATTGATAACATGAGTGGCGAACAACTAAAAATGATAACAGATTATTTAGATGTTGATTATTGGCAACGTAGAATGAATGTCAATCCACAGGATGGTAGATTTGTAACAGAAATTATGGAGCAAATGAAAATATGATATGGTCATTGATTTATATATTAGCATGTTTTGTATTACCAGTATATATGTTATATAAAATGGATAAGGAAGACCCAAATGATAGTTAACACAGATATTGACATTGATGTAGCTAATAGAGATAAGCTATTAAACCTTATTAACGGCACACCTGCAATGATTGCTCGCGAACATAAGCAAGTAAAACATAACACTGGTGTGTACTTCCATGAAATACCAAGTAATCCTTTTAATGGACTTAGCACAATAGATCATAAAGAAGCAGAGTCTATGGGTTACTTTAAAATTGATGTTATTAACGTTGGATTATATAAATCTATTGATACTAAGAAGAAGCTAGATGATTTGCTTGCAATGGATCCTATGTGGGAGTTACTAGAACATCGAGAAGTAGTAGAACAATGTTTCCACATACATAAGCACTTTGATATTATTAATACAATGAAGCCTACTAGTGTAGAACAGCTAGCGGCAGTGCTTGCAGTAATCAGACCGGCGAAGCGTCACTTACTTAATAAGGGTTGGGACGCTATTAACGCTGATGTATGGGTTAAACCTAGCACAGATGAATACTTTTTTAAAAAAGCACATGCTCACGCATATGCAGTTGCTATAGTATTGCAATTAAATATGTTAGCTAGTGGTTTTTCTTTACAAGGTTAATACTACGTCTTTTAATCCGCTTGGTGATGCTGTTGCTTAGTCTTACTTCTGGTCCTACAATAACTTCCATTTGTTTTACATTAAAACTTTGAATTGCGTATTGGTAATTCCATCTATTAAGTAATGCAATGTTGATGGGTAATTTTCTATTCGTTTCCCACCACCATTCTTCGCCTAATTCCAAGAACTTAATTCTCTCTTGGGTATCAGTTAAGCGATCGTACACATATAAGCTAGCAACATGGTTATCTATATTTTGGATAATCCCAAGGTATTCGTTTCCGGCATATGCTATGACAGTTAAGAATGGATATTCGTCTAATAGTTTCTGATGTTTTGTTTGCATTACTTCTATTTATGCTTTCAAAATCCGAACAATTTTGATAAATACAATACAGGAGTCTAACACATGTCAAATTACGGAACAACATACAATATTAATCAAGTAGGTGATCTTTACACCTTACAAGACCACGGTTCATCGCCAGGGCTTGGCAAGTACGCAAGTGCAAAAGGTACCTCAGTAAACAGTCCGGTTAACTATAGATTTTTAAAACTATTTCGAGGATTTGATACTGAGTTTTTCTTCTTTATAAAGAACCAAGATCGCAAGCCAATTATGTTACACGGCACTACTATGCAAGTATCCTTAATTGATCGTAATGATAGATCTACTGTAGTTAGTAAAAAAGCTATTATAACAGACTACGATGCAGGTAGTGTTAAAGTAATAATTACAAGTGGAGAGAGTTCTTTATTCTCACAAGGATTTTATGATCTAGTGTTTAGTTACACTACTGATCAAGGTTTAGTTGTTCCTATGTTTGCAGACTTAAACATGCGACCTAACTACACTGTTGAAGTAACAGAAGATGGTGATGCATTACCATTAACAACACAAATTAATTCATCCTTTACAACTTCAGTTGTAGGCGTAGACACATACTATTACAGTAGTGCCATGAAAGCCACAGGATACTATAACAAACCAAACGGATTAATTACACTAGCAGTATATGGCACAGGCTATACAGGTAATTTTTGGGTGCAAGGCTCATTAAATGACAATCCAGGCGAAAGCGACTGGTTTAACATAATATTAGGCTCGTACACCGAAGAATTTTACCCATATACTAATCACACTGGAATAGATCCATGGACATTCCGTACAAACGTAAAATTAATCAGAACAAAACACACATCACCAACAGGAACACTTGACAAAGTAGTAATAAGAGTGTAATATACATGTATGACTTTGATGAACGACTACGTAAGAACTCTGGTACCGGCTAACTGGCGATCAAGCCCTAGTGGATGGATATCTGGCAATTGCCCAATGTGTACTAGAAATGGTCAAGCACGACCTGATACTAAAGGCAGAGGTGGATTCTTATTTGACGTAGAAAAGTTTCAATATAATTGCTTTAATTGCACATTTAAAACTGGATGGGCACCACAGGGCAAAGTAACATCTAGATTAAAACAATTACTAACTACATTAGGTGCAGATGAGAATGATATTAATCGTATTCAACTTGAATTGTTACGTGAACAAGATGTAGCAACTTTATTAATAAAAACAGAGAAACGTAAAAACTTAATTATTGATTGGGACTTAAAAGAGCTGCCAGAAGATACTAAACCATTTATGCTACATGACGAGCCTACAGCAGATTGGTCGGAAGCAGTAGAATATTTAACTAGACGTGGGTTTGATGTAACTGATCCTAGATTCATGTATAGTAATAGTAAAACAAATGGTAGAGTCAACAAGCGTTTCATATTACCATTTACATATAAAAATAAAGTAGTAGGATACACAGCAAGATGGGCAGGAGATAGTATTCCAGATGGTATGCCCAAGTACTACAATCAGCAACCTAAGAAAGACTTTGTGTATGGGTTAGATAGACAGACTCCAGACAAGCATGTTGTTATTGTAACTGAAGGACAACTTGATGCAATAGTAACTGATGGGTGTGCAATAGGTAGTAATAATATAAATGATGAACAAGCAGATATACTACACAGCTTACAGAAACATATTATAATATTACCAGACGCAGATGATGCAGGAAAGTTAATGTGTAAGGCAGCAATAAAGCATGGGTGGAGTGTAGCATTTCCAGAATGGAAAGATTGCAAAGATGCCGCAGATGCCTTGACAAAATACGGAAGATTGTATACAATAAAGAGTATATTAAATAGTGCAGAAAGTAATGCAACTAAAATTGAATTAATTATGAGAAAGTATTGCAAATGATGAAAAAAGATGAAAATGTACAAGCAAAAGAATATGGCATAGACTTACAACGATTATTTGTTGAGTTTTTATCTCAGGACCAAGACTTATTCGCTAGAGTAAATGGAATACTTGATCCTTTGTATTTTGATAGAGAACTACGCAAGGGTGTTGAGTTTATACAAGAACATTCTATGGGATATAGTGCGTTACCTACATTGGAGCAAATTGTAGCTACAACAGGGCTAGAGTTACAGCCACTAAAAGATGTAGATGACAGACACAAGAAATGGTTTATAGATGAGTTTGAAGTATTTTGTAGACATAAAGCATTAGAAGGTGCAATCTTAACAAGTGCAGACTTGTTAGAAAAAGGTGACTACGGACCAGTAGAACGTATGATTAAAGATGCAGTCAATATTGGACTTGCTAAACATATGGGTACAGACTATTGGGAAGATCCAGCGGCACGTATTGAACGTGTACGTAATCAACGTGGTGGCACAAGCACAGGTTGGAAAGATATTGATAACAAACTATATGGTGGATTTAACAGAGGCGAATTAAATATATTTGCAGCTCCATCGGGTGGTGGTAAGAGTTTGTTCTTACAGAACTTAGCACTGAATTGGTCAATTGCAGGATTGAATGTAGTATATATTACACTAGAGCTTAGTGAAGAATTATCTAGTATGCGATTAGACAGTATGATTACTGGCATGGACACAAGATCAGTATTTAAGAACGCCGCTGACGTAGATTTAAAAGTACGTATGCAAGGTAAGAAAGCAGGTAAGCTACAGATTGTACAATTGCCAAATGGTATTACAATTAATGCTATTACAAGTTATATTAGAGAATTTGAAATTAAAAGTGATGTCAAAATAGATGCAGTATGTATTGATTACTTGGATCTAATGATGCCAGCACAAAATAAAGTAAATCCAAGTGATTTGTTTATTAAAGATAAATTTGTATCAGAAGAATTACGTAACTTTGCAGTAGAATATGATTATTTGTTTGCAACAGCATCTCAGTTAAACAGAGCGGCAGTAGAGGAAGTAGAATTTGATCACTCCCACATTGCAGGTGGTATAAGTAAGATTCAAACAGCAGACAACGTTATTGGTATATTTACAAGCCAAGCAATGCGTGAACGTGGGCGTTACCAAGTACAGTTTATGAAGACACGTAGTAGTAGTGGTGTTGGACAAAAAGTAGACTTAAAATTTGATATTGCAGGATTGCGTATTGAGGATCTAGACGAAGATGATCAAGGAACTACAATGAATCAACCTAGTGCTATGTTTGAGAAAATTAAAGCACAAAACAAAGTATCACATCAAGAAAAGAATATTGCTGAAAATAGTGTTGTGGAGAACACAATACAGGGCCACGACAAGTTACGTTCTATGCTCAAAAGAAGTAATAGTTAGATAAATACTACAATAAAGTAAGAAGTAAATTATTACTGGAGAAGAAACATGACACAGAAACGAACTCGTAGCTTATTAGAAGAAATAAATCTTTTAGCTCCAAAAAAGTCTAAAGATGCAATCTTAGAAAGTAGAGGTTCCAACGCCATAAGTAGTGTTATAAATGTATTAGATTTAATTGAGAATCATTACGATGCAGACGTAGCACAAGACTTGACAAAGCGTATCATGTTAAGTATAAAGAATAGAGACCCAGAACGATTCAATCGTGGGGTTAGGAAAATTAGAGGACCGAAATGAAAATAAGTGATATTGAACATATAGTAGGAACAAAGAAACGCCTAAACAGAGACAGCCGCAAACGCAGGTTAGTTCAGAAAGATCTTTATACTCCAAATTTAACTAAATTAGCAGAAGATGCCGGCGGTGCTAGAATTCAGCACTTAGAAGATCTTATTCTATGGGACGGTAGTCAAGGTGCTAAAAAAGCAATTGCAACATTACATCAAGTAGAACAACAACCAAATACAGTTACTATTAAATGGGACGGCTCACCAGCTGTTATGTTTGGAAGAAATGAAAAAGGTGAATTTGTACTTACTGATAAAAGTGGATTTAGTGCAAAAGGTTATGACGGAAAAGCAACTAGTGCTAAAGGTCTAAATCAAATGTTAAGCAACCGCCCAGGTGCAAAAAACCCAGATGCTAAAAAAGCAAATGACTATAAAAAGTTTATAGGAGCGATGACTAACATATGGGATAAAGTAGAAAGTTGTGTACCAGATAACTTTAGAGGATATGTGATGGGTGATTTACTTTGGTTAACAAAGCCACAAGTAACAGACAACAAATATGTATTCACACCTAACACAACAACGTATTCAGTAAAAGCAGACAGTGAAGTTGGTAAGAAGATTACTGACAGTGAAGTTGGTGTAGTAATACACATGGCAGTTGGCTTAGATGGCGAAAAAAGCAATGTTGATATGACACAATTTCAACAAGGCGCAACATACATTATGCCACCTGTAATGGTAACAAAATCTCCAGGTGTGGACATTCCAGCAATAGACGAATTAGAAAATTACTTAGACAAAAATGCACAAGCAATAGATAAATTGTTTGCAGTACCACCAGAATTAAAAATGGCAGACTTTGGCAAGATACTTTATGCTTACATCAACAACAGTGTTAAAGCAGGCAACCTAAATGATCTTGGAAGTACTTTCCAAAAGTTTGTTGATGGTAGTAAGTTATCAGAACCAAAGAAAGCACGTTTAATGGATTACATAAATAGTAACATAGACGGATTTAATGCAACATTTAATTTTATTAAAGGCATTCAAAAAGTAAAGAATATAGTTATTAAAACACTAGATGCACAAGACGCAGATGTTGAAGCTAGCACTTCAGGTCAAAGAGGCGGTGAAGGGTATGTAGTGGACAAGGATGTTAAACTAGTTAACAGAGCAGGATTTACAGCCGCAAATATGGCACAGGAAAGATAATTAAAATGTCGGCATTAAAACCAAAAGATGAAGTAGGGAAATTAGAAGTATCATTAAGGGTACTTGGTAATGAACTAATAGGTTTAAAAATGACAGTAGACGATTTTAAGATTAAGTGGTTAGTATACGGAGTTATTACACTCGTAGCACTAGCCTGGGCAGGCGGAACGTTTGGACCCATGCTAATGGACACATTTAGCGATTAAGGAAAATATTATGAATGAAATAGAAGAACAGTACGGAGAAACAAACCCACTAAAAGAGTTGAAGTTTATTCAATCATTGGGTGAAGCACGTATGTTTAAAACAAGAACACAAATTCAGCGCCAAGGTGCTAGAAGTATTACTGACCATTTATTTGTTAGTATGTTAAGCCTTTACGCTATGTCAAACGATTATAAGTTTGCACCAGAAGCAACAAAGTATGTTAAGCGTACTACTGCATTTGGTGGATTTAATAGAGCTAGTCCAAGTGGAACAGATTTGTATCAAACAATTTTCTCATTGAAAAAACCAGAAGGACTAAATGATGATCCTAAAGACAAATTACTTTTAAACAAAGTAAGAGTTGATGATCGTAGAATTAGAGCCTTTTTAAAGCAAATGGAATATGGTAAGTTAAACCCAGGTTCCGTACAAGCATTTTTCTATAAACTAGAAAAAGACTTAGCTATCCAAGATCCAAAATTAAAAGCGGCAAGACGCTTAGTAGGTAGTTGGGACAACTTAACTACAAATCAACAACAGTTAGCAGCCACACAATTAAACAAGCATTTTAGACTTAATGCTAGACGCAGTGATTTGTTTCCAATGTTTGGAAAATATGCAAATGACAAGAACTTGTTAATTGGCAGAGACGATAAGAAGTCAATAGGCGCTAGAGTAGCACGTGGTGCAGCAGCATTTGCGGCAGGTTACACTGCTGGCAAAATGACTGGTATGTAAGATATGGGCACAAGTAGACCTAACGAGGTTTTAACTGGATCCACTGATTTTTATACAATATGCACGTTAGTTGATATTACGGATACTGGAGTACTCACACCTAAAGATGATGCTAATGGGTACTTTGAAGCACAGAACTTAAATACTTTTATACAATGCATAAGTTTGCGTTCGCAACCTGTACTAAGTAGTGTAAGTAAGCTAGACGCAGTAGACTTATCGGATTACGAGTTTGGATCAAACTTTACTGGAATCCATGATGTTTGGGTGTTTAAGTTTGCAAGTGATACAGCAGATGCATGGAGAAGAGATACAAACCCTACATACGAACTAACAGAAGACTTTAACAAAACACCAATACACACAATATTAGAAGAAACAGCGAACATTAATCCAGAGCAAATAGACACAAAGACAAATAATAAAAATACGTACTTTAAGTTCAGCGAAAACGTATAAATAGTAATGTAAGTAACACGATTGTTGCTTTTTTAAATCAGCTCTTTTAAAGACGCTGCTAAAGATTGCGAGAGCAAAATATGGCAATGCAACAGTCAAGACTTGAGCGTGAAAATCTAGAGGCACATGTAGACTTATGTGCGGAGAGATATCGCGTGTTAGAAGAAAAATTAATCAGATTAGAGTCCAAAGTTGACGCTTTGGCATCTGCTATGAATAAGGTAGCAGAGAAACAGACAGCGGCAACACTTGGTAGCAACAAGCTAGTAATTGGAGCAGCTGCAACAGTTATCGCCGGCTTGCTTTCAACAGTAGTATTGCTATTGTTAAATCTAAATACGGTCACGCCGTTAGTAGGTGGTTAAATGTTACTTAACGAGTCATACAACACAATCGTTTCAGAAGCTAAAGTAGTTTTTGCTAAACGAGGAAATAGTGTAGCTAGAAAATTTAGATGCACAGTAGGACCACGTAAGGGACGAGTAGTAGCAAACCCAGGTCAATGTGCTGCTCCTATAAATCTTAAGAAAAGGTTTATATTAAAAAGAACAAAAAACGCTAAAGGTGCTAGAATGAACAAGAAGGCACAGAGGACTAAAAGATTAAGTCCTGCAAGTCGTATTGTAGCAAGATTAAATAAGGCTAGAGGATAATAACATGGATGTAATAAACAACAGCACAATTGATACTGTAATAGATTTTGCAAACGTAAAGTTTGGAATGGAGCTAACATCAGAAGATATTGTTGAACAATTAAAAGCGTTATCATTTTCACAAACTTTAAAACTATTGAGCTCAATGAAAAATGATGAACCAGAAGAGTTCTCAGAAATTATAGATTTAAGTGCAATGAACGAAGCCGGATATGGCGGAGCAGGCACAGCGAATCCAAGTAGAGCTACTATTAGAGCTGGATCTGGAGACGTAGAAAATAGACGTGCTAACAACATAGCACAAGATCAAAACAGAGATTCAAGAACCCCAAACCGTACAGTAGCAGGCGCAAGTAAAACTGCCACTGGACAAGGTGCAAATAGAGCATCACCAAATGATGATCCAGATGATGTCCAACGTGGACAAAATGCACAACAAGGTGCAGAAAATGCCAACCAGGCAGCATATAATGCACAAGAAATTGAACGATTAAAACAACTAGCAGGCGCCAGATAAATGAAAACAATTGAAACGCCAGGCGGAATCCCAACATTCTTATCACTAAGAGAAAACGAAATGTACGAAAACTTATTAGAACGTATATGTAAAACGGACCTATCTGAACGTGATAATTACTTAATTCAAAGTTTAGTTAACAAGAACATTGTTAGAAAAATAGTAGAGAATAATAAAGTATATTATGAACGAATGAAAGGGAGTCTATAATGCCAACACCAGAAGTACAAGACATGATGTCAATACTATCCAAGCTGAACGAAGTAGAAGCTATGGAAGTTTCACCTGCAACAAAAGCACAAAACTTAAAGAATGCACCTAAGCCAACTATACTAGCAAGCGTTAGTAAAGATGCAGTAGGAATGCTATCAATTCTAGAAAAGTTTGAGAAGGCTACAACATCAGCTACTAAACAAGTTATTACTGAATCAAAGCATGACGTATCTTTACTAAGTGCTTCAAAAGTCAATGATACTGTAGCAGTAGGCAGGTATGAAGTTGTACTTGAAAAGGCAACAGTAGTGCCGGGTATAAAGAAAACATTTTATAATATCAAAGAAGGTAACGAAACGTTATATAGTCAAGTAGCATTGTTTGAAACTGCTATGGGTATCGTTAAAGGTTTACTATTTGGTAATACAATCAATATTGATAAGTTATTAGACTTAGATAATAGATATGCTAGTAACTTAGCGGAAGCGGCAATGTTTAGGGTTAAAACCAAGACTCTTAAAGAAGGTTATAAACTTGATATTGCAATTACAAAACAACAGGCAGCGGTGTCGAAGATGAGTAGTTTGAAAAAACAAATCAAATCGGCCCTTTGAGCATAAATACATTATATAACAAAAACCTAGTGGGGTAAAAAATATGGAATTAAAACATTTAGAAGGAACTAGACTAACCAAGTTAGATAAAGTTCTAAACGAAGTATTCGGTATGAAATTTGACTTTGCGGCAGGAAATGCCAAATTAGCAAAGGTTAAAGTAGCAACTGAAACTAAAATTACAAAGCTACGTGAAAGTGGCATTGAAGTAAGTGACAAGCGATATCAGAAGTTATTGCTAGTACTAGAAGGTATAAACACAGCTATGAAAACAAACATTTTAAAAGAAGACGAACTAGCTTCAGCTGAAGTCCTACTAGCCGCAAAACAAATGGCAGACGATCTACAGAAAATGGCTGAAAATTTAGCTAGTATGCAAGTAGAAGAGTTAATGAGCATTACCAATGCAATGAAAGAAGAAGTTGGCGTAGCAGAAGCAGATGCATTTACAGCATCAGCAGAAGCAGCAATTGGTTCAGCTTTGGAAGCAGTTAAGGCAGCAAACGCACAGGTTGCAGACGCTGTATTAGTAGCTCAAGGCCAAGCACCAGAAACAGACATGGGTATGGATGATGGAATGGACGCAGACATGGATGCTACAATGGAACCAGAAATGGGACTAGACGCACCGATGGATGTTGACGCAGAAGCACCAATGGATGACTTTGAAGGCGCAGACGCGGCAAGTGCAGAATCAGACGTAGATGGAAGAGAAATGAAAGAAGATTCATATCTAACTGCATTACGTATGGTAAAAGAAGCACAGGCAGACGGCAAAGTTAATAAAGAAATTTTAAAGCAAGCATTTGCGGTTTTAAAGAAGTAGTATGAGATACGCTGACCTAATGGAAATCTCTTCGGTAGACTCTAAAGTAATAGATCTCTTATCGATATTAAGCAGCGAAGGTGTTGAAAGTATACCTATAGATGCATTAGTTAAAGAACTTGTATCTATGGGCATTGATGCAGACGATCAGAGTTTGTTCGATGAATTACAGAATTTGCCTATCGTTAACAACATTAAAGATGGCGTAGTTTATTTTAACACAGCGAGTATGGGTGCGTCTAACCTTAACAAGGTGGATCCAGAAAAAGGTAATAAACAAGTTAAGGCGATGGCTAAGAAGCAAGTAGATAAAGAGTTAAACAAATGAGTGTAGGATTGAACGCAGCACAGGCAAGGGCAAAAGCATCACAAGATATGATTGTGTTTAATGAAACACAGGCTATCATGAAGCAAGTAATCACTGAAAGTTCTTCAGGCAATTTCGAAGCGTATGTAGATGATACTACAACAATGACACTGTCAACTCCAAGTGCAAATAAAATTGGAACAATAAACACACCAACTGTCTCTAATGGAGACACTGTTATTATAAATGCACAGACAATCACACTAGGTACTACAGGAACCTCACTTAATGCAGTAGTTAGTGATATTAATGATGCAGGAGTAGCTGGAATTACAGCTAGTAAAGATGCAGGATATTTGGTATTAACTATAGAAGCATCAGCAAACGCATGGAATTATATAATTGGTGCAGGCACAGCAAATACTTCACTAGGTATTACTGCTGGCACGTACAGTATAACACATCCAACTAGTGTTAGCTATTTTAATGTATGGCAAGGTACTGCAATTGACAGAGGATTGCAAAACCAAATGGAATCAGTAATTAAGCATTTTCAAAACTTAGGTTATAAGTTAGAGAGACTTACTAATTCTACTACTAGTAATACATTGAAATGGTACATTTACTGGTAAGGAGTTACTATTGAAAATAGCCTTTATAGGTGATAGCTTCTCAGCTTATCATCAAGATGGACAGTTTAAAAATAGCTGGACATATCAACTTTCCCAACAATTCCCACAACACGAATATCATAATTATGCTTGCGGCGGCAGAGGATATGACTATTATCAATGGTGTTTACTTGATGCAAAAATACAACATGATGTAGACCTTATTTTTACTAATAGAACATTTAATCATAGAGTAGGTAAGCTATGGGGCAATCAAACGTTTAGGTTTGAAATTGATAAAATTGGTCAAGATAAACATATGTACTTTGCTAATACAGGAGCCGAATATAACAATAGAAGATATGAAGGTTTTGAAATATCTGATAACTACACATGTTGGAACCCAAATAAAGAAATATGGTATAGTGCTGGATTACACGAAAGAGTTAATATTATGTCTAATCCTAAAAAAGTACATCCTATGGAAGCCGGGTTTCTATTTGGATTGCAAGATGAGAGCAGTTCAGAGCATAAGCAAAGTTATAATGATCAATGGTACGATAATATGCATAATTTGTACAACTTTAAGCATATAATAAAACTTGAATTATTGCATATGTCCGGTAATTTGCCCAGTGCGACAAAAGCAATGTATGCCGCACATGGAATTAACAAAGGTGGTTTAAAACCTTTTAAAGAAGAACAACTAGAATGTTTTAAAGCAGGATTAATAGTATCTCCAACAGATGATCACTGGAGTAGACAAGGTAACATGTGGGCATTAAAAAATTATATATTAACTAAAGAAACCATTGACATCCTCTCAGAAGTATAGTATTATATATACATGCTTAAATTAACTAATCCCTATCCGTATAAAGAATTAACTCGTAAGAGCGTAGATGGCCAAAGACTGTATGAAAACCCATGGGGTGATCCAGTTCCGAGTGTTACTACCATCCTTAGTGCTACACAACCAGCAGAGAAGCGTAAAGCTCTTGCAAACTGGCGTAAACGTGTAGGAACAGAAGAAGCTCAACGTGTAACTACAACCGCCGCTAATCGTGGAACGGTTATGCACAACATCCTAGAACATTGGGCACTTGGACAGTATGACACATACAATCCAGGAAATAACATTGTTCATAGACAAGCTAAGAAAATGGCAGATGTTGTTATTGAAAATATTGAACCAGATATCCAAGAAATATGGGGTACTGAAGTTATGCTTTGTTTGCCACAGCTATATGCTGGTACTACTGACTTAGTTGGTATGTATAAAGGTAAGCAAACTATCATGGACTTTAAACAAACTAATAAACCTAAAAAACGTGAATGGATCGATGATTATTTCATGCAAGGAGCTGCATATGCATTAGCACATAACGAAATGTTTGAAACAAAGATTGAGAACATTGCAATCTTTATGTGTAGTGGAGATTTAGAGTTTCAACTGTTTGAATCAGACGCCGCAGAGTTTAAAGATTGGGAAATTAAATGGTCGAAACGAGTAGCTCAGTTCTACAACGTATCATAAATATATACAAGTAAAGTACAACAAATGAAAGACACATGGCAACTATCTTTGAAAGAACGACTCAAGCGATGGCGTCTTTTGAGATCAGAAGTTAAAGAACTACCAAGCACTAGCGAGAAGGTTACAAAGGTTTTAGATTTTTGGAAATCAACACCGGTAAGTGCAAGAGCAATGGACCCATACGATAATAGCACATGGCTTAGTCCTTGGGAACTATTAGAAGAGAATGTATATGACGACAATAGTATTTCGTTAATGATGGCATATACTCTACAGTACAGCAACACACCTACTAGATTGTTGCTTGTACAAGATGTGGATAATAGTGAAATAAAGTTAATAGTTTTAGTTGACAATAAGTATGTAATCAACTATAATTATAACACAATAGATACGTTAGATTCAATTGGCAATGTAAATATTTTAGAAGATATTGACGTTACACAGTTAACCAAATAGTTATTAGATATAAACACAAGTTAAATACAATACTGTTTGATACAGAACAAAAACAACATATGGACGAGATAAATGAGTAAAAATATTATTATAGCAAAAAGAGACGGTTCAAAGGAAGAATTAGATTTAGAAAAAATGCATAAAGTAGTTTTTTATGCATGTGAAGGTGTTACAGGAGTTAGTGCTAGTGAAGTCGAAATTAAGAGCCACATATCTTTTTATAATGGTATTGAAACAAAAGACGTACAAGAAACATTAATTAAGTCTGCTGCAGATCTTATCTCAGAAGAGACACCTAATTATCAATGGGTAGCAGGACGTTTAATTAATTATCATTTGCGAAAAATAGTATACAACTCATTTGAACCAGACCACTTGCGTGATATAGCTCGTAAGAATGTTGATCTAGGCATATACGACGAAGCATTTTTTACTTTTTATAATGACGAAGAAGTTGAACAACTAAACACATTTATTAAACATGATCGAGATGAAAATATTGCTTATGTTGGAATGGAACAGTTTAGAGGAAAGTACCTAGCACAAAATCGTGCTACTGGAATGATTTACGAAACACCGCAAGTTGCATATATGATGATATCAGCAACGTTGTTTAGTACATATCCAAAAGAAACACGTATGAAATATGTAAAGGATTTTTATGATGCTATTAGCAACTTTGATATCAGTTTACCTACTCCTATCATGGCTGGGTTACGCACTCCACAAAGGCAGTTTTCAAGTTGTGTCCTTATCGAAACTGACGATAGCCTCGATAGTATTAATTCTACTGTTAGTAGCATTGTCAAGTACGTAAGTCAAAAAGCAGGCATTGGTATTGGCGCAGGAAGTATTCGTTCTATTGGTTCACCTATTAGACGTGGAGATGCTACACATACAGGCGTTATTCCGTTCTACAAATTATTTCAAAGTGCAGTAAAGTCATGTAGCCAAGGTGGTGTACGTGGTGGGGCGGCTACATTGTATTATCCAATTTGGCACTTAGAAGCAGAAGAATTACTTGTGTTAAAAAACAATAAAGGTACAGAAGACAATCGTGTTCGTCATATGGATTACGGTGTACAGTTTAACAAGTTAATGTACGAACGTTTAATGACTGGCGGAGATATTACTTTATTCTCACCTAGTGACGTTCCTGGCCTATACGAAGCCTTTTTTAACGATCAAGAAAAATTTAAAGAATTATACGAAGAAGCAGAGCGTACAGTTACTAGGAAGAAGACTCTAAGAGCTTCGGACGTTTTTGGTACGTTTATGGAAGAACGTAAAAACACAGGACGCATTTACTTACAAAATGTTGATCATGCAAATACACATGGAGCATTTGATGAGCAGGTTGCACCTATTAAACAAAGTAACTTATGTTGTGAAATTAACTTACCAACTAAGCCTTTAAAGCATTTCCATGACGAAGAAGGCGAAATTAGCCTTTGTACATTAAGTGCTATTAATTGGGGTAACATTAAGTCACCTAAAGACTTTGAACGTGTATGTAACTTAGCAGTTAGAGCATTAGATGAGTTATTAGATTATCAGAACTATCCCGTTATTGCCGCCGAACTAAGTACTATGAAACGTAGACCACTTGGTGTTGGTATTATTAACTTTGCGTTCTGGTTAGCTAAGAATGACTTAAACTATCAAGACATTGACTCAGCAGGATTAGCAAAGATAGATGAATGGACAGAAGCATGGAGTTATTACTTAATTAAAGCAAGTGCAGACTTAGCTATTGAAAAAGGTAATATTACCGGCGTTATGGAAACTAAGTATGGACTAGGTATTACACCTAACATGACATACAAAAAAGAGGTAGATGAATTAGTGCCTCATAAAGAACGTCAAGATTGGAAAGGACTACGCAAGCAACTAAAAGAAACAGGTATACGTAATTCTACTTTAATGGCGCTTATGCCAGCTGAAACTTCAGCACAAATTAGTAACAGCACAAACGGAATAGAGCCACCACGTGCATTCGTTAGTGTAAAGCAAAGTAAACACGGAGTACTCAAACAAGTAGTTCCAGGTTATCCACGCTTAAAGAACAAATATGACCTACTGTGGACGCAACGTAGCCCAGAAGGTTATTTAAAGATTATGGCTGTATTACAAAAGTATATTGATCAAGGTATCAGCGTTAATACAAGCTATAACCCAGAATTTTATGAAGATGAAAAAATACCAATGTCTACAATGCTACAGCATCTAGTTATGTTTTATAAGTATGGCGGAAAGCAATTATACTATTTTAATACATATGATGGCCAAGGCGAGATAGACGTAACAAGTGAAAATTTAGAAGACTTACCGCAAGGCATCATCGATGATGACGATTGCGATAGTTGTGTAATTTAAAAGAGAAGATGAGAGATAATGTCAATACTAAATGTAAAAAATGAAAAATACCACACAGAAGCGAATGCGTTTCTAGATGGAGATCTTGGGTTTCAGCGATATGATACTGTTAAGTATAAACAGTTTGATAAACTAACTGAAAAACAATTAGGTTTCTTTTGGCGCCCAGAAGAAGTAGATGTTAGTAAGGATTCAAAAGATTTTAAAGATCTTACTGATCACGAACAACATATCTTTACGGCTAACCTTAAAAGACAGATCCTATTAGATAGCGTACAAGGACGAGCACCAGTAGAAGCATTTGCTCCTATTGTTAGTTTACCAGAACTTGAAAACTGGATTATCACGTGGACGTTTAGTGAAACAATTCACTCACGTAGTTACACACATATTATTCGTAATATCTATTCAAACCCAACTAAAGTGTTTGACGAATTAGCAGACAGTAAAGAGATTGTTGAATGTGCAGACGACATTAGTAAGTACTACAATGATCTTATTGATTATGCAAAATGGTACCATCTACTAGGCGTAGGTACACATACAGTAAATGGCAAGAAGATTGTTATTGACATGTACGAGCTGAAGAAGAAAGTTTGGCTATGTGTTAATAGTGTTAATGTTCTTGAAGGTATTAGATTCTATGTTAGTTTTGCTTGCTCGTGGGCATTTGCAGAACTTAAGAAAATGGAAGGTAATGCTAAAATTATTAAGTTCATTGCACGTGATGAAAATGTACACTTAGCAAGTACACAGTATTTGTTGTCAAAAGTGTTAACTAAAGAAGATCCAGATTTTGAAAAAATAAGAAAAGAATGCGAGCCAGAAGTTATTCAAATGTTTGTGGACGCAGTAGAGCAAGAAAAAGAATGGGCAGATTACCTGTTCAAAGACGGATCAATGATTGGCTTAAATGCACAGCTACTACATTCATATATTGAATGGATTTGTTGTAAGCGTATGGTTGCATTGGGTATGAAATGTCCGTATACAACTTCACAGTCTAATCCACTTCCGTGGACAGCAAAATGGATTAGTGGAGCAGAAGTACAAGTAGCACCACAAGAAACAGAGATTAGTTCTTATATAGTCGGCGGTGTGAAAAAAGACGTATCCGACGATACGTTCTCAGGAATGAGTTTATAACAAAGCGATAGCACAATGATTACAATTTACGGAAAAACAGCGTGTCCATATTGCGTACAAGCAAAGGCACTTTGCGAAAAACGTGGATATGAATACGAGTATAAACAGCTAGGCACAGATTTTGAAAGGGAACTAATGACAGAAAAGTTTCCAACAGCAAGAACGTTCCCACAAATAGTTATTGGCGAACTCAATATAGGTGGCTACGATCAACTACTACAATATATCGAAGATACCGGATACAACGGTACTGGATACACAATAGGAAACTAATATGTTAATAGACGTACAATACAAGAAGAATGATATAGTAAGTTTAAAACTTACTTCAGGTGAAGAAATGGTCGCAAGACTAGAAGCGGAAACAGAAACAGAAATTACAATAGTAAAGCCTTACATGCTAATAGCAAATCCAGACGGACAAGTAGGCCTTGCACCATTTATGTTTACTGTAACTCCAGATGCGAAGTTTAAACTAAAGATAAATAATGTTATATGCATAGTTAAAACAGCAAAAGATGCTGCAGATATGTATATTAAACAAAGTACAGGAATAGCAATTGCCACAGGTTCATAGAAACGGAGACGCTAGATTATGTGGTGCAACTACAAATGCACAAGCACATATGAATGTCTACATAAACACTCAACCAATTAGTGTTGATGGAGATCCAAATAGCCATGGCGGTGGAAGCCTTGGTGCTAGATGTAAAAACTTTTATGTAGGTGGAAAGCTAGTAGTACTAAATGGTAACCCAGCAGGCGCAGACGTGTTCTGTCCAATTCCACCACATTGTGGTCCAGACGCTAGTTCTGGAAGTCCAGACGTATACATAGGATTATAATATGAGCAATGATTTCGTTGAAGGTATAAAGGATGCTAGTGATTATATAAACGGCACATCTGTAGATATTCCTACAGGTAAAGTTACAGTCAACGCAAATGATGGTAGTATAACAGCTCAAACACAAGCATACAGCTTGAAAGAAATCATATGTAGCCTTTTAGCAGGAAACGGCATTAAATTGCCTAACTTACAAATATGTTTAAAAATTAACTTAGGTAGATTAATACCTGAGATTCCAGCAGGCTTAGAAGACTTAAAAGCTAAACTAGAAGAAGCAGAAGCCGCATTAGACGAATTTATTGCACATACAAATATTGACAATGCACTAGGTAGACTTAATGCCGCAGTAGCAGAATTTGCCGCTATTGCAAACATGATTAACTTCTGTGGAACACCAGTAGTACCACGTGCTATACCAAACGTCTTACGAGATGCAATGGGTAGTTTTACAGGTGCAGGAAAAGGTATACTTGACACACTTGGCACAATGGCAAGTAGCGACATTGGTGGGTGTATAGGCGGAGATGGTAAATTTAATCCAGACCTATTTACTGGTGGATTGTTAGGAAAGCTAGGAGCTCAAATTGGAGCGTTATCTAGTTTACCAGATGCAATTAAGCAAGATATTATGAATGACCTAAATGGGTTTACTTCAGATATGAAAAATTTAATAGAATTTGAAAATAACTTTGCAGGAGCTTCGTCAAATGGCGGTAGCTTATTTTCACCAACAAATAGAGTAAATGCAAACGTTGGCGTAGCAGTTGATATGGATAATATGACACTAGCAAAAAGTCAGCAGTATGCAAGTAACTTACAATCATTATATAATGGATTAAAAGCATACGAAGTAGATGCAAATGGTAATAACATTTTTGATTATTTACTAGAACCAGAGATGATTGCAAAATTAAACAATGATGGAAGCACGACTGTTCCATTATCAGAAAGAGATCCTATATACGATCATTGTAATAGGGTTATTGGGTATACAGAGCGTAGTACACAAACAGTACAAGAAACTAGTGTAGGAAGTCCTGTATCAGCAAACACCCAACCAGGCTTAGTAGGATTAGCAGAAAGTGGAACAATAGTAACTAGTACACCAGCTACTACATCAGTACTTGATGGAACATCATCTGTCAGTAGTACTAGTCGTATGGGAACAGGTGCAAAAGGCACAACAGGTGCTACAGGTGCTCAAGGCCCAGCAGGTGCTGCAATTGCTGAAAATCAACCTACAAGTAATAGACCAGCAAACCCAGCATTAGGACAAATTATCTTTAATACAACTACAAATATGTTTGAAGGTTGGAATGGTACAATATGGGTAACAATAGTATCAGCAGTATCATTAGAAATAACACCGTAATAGCGTTAATAACGCTATTTTACACAAATCCACAAAAAACAAGACATTTCGGTTGACAAATGTAACTCTTACTAGTATAGTAGTAGTTAATAAGAACTTAACTTAGAAAAAGTGAATATTATGGAAAAAAGTAATGAGAGCAACTAAATATGACGATGGCATAAAGAGGATTAAAGCTAAAATTGAAGTCCCAATGAGTGAGGACGATGTTAGTAACTTTATTCTTAGTGCCCTTACAAGTAACGTAGTTGATTTATCAGCAGTGCAACGCCTTAACAAGCGTGAACTGTTACAGCTAGCAAAAGAAGAAGTTCGCATAAATGGAACTGAAGCTATTGTATCAGAATCTGTAGATAATGACACGAAAGTTATAGTAAGGAACTATGTCAAGCAAATGTTTCCGGAATTGCAATAATGAAAGATGATGTACTTGATTATCTGTTTGATATAACAGAGAATATGGATATACATGCCCATGCAAGTGAGTCTTTTTATGATCCTTTATCAGATATGGAACCCAAAATTGGTGTAGACGTATTAATAAAGGTGGCTGCAATTAACGAGAACATTCAGCACTAAATAACACGTAAGCGAATTATGCCGATGTAGCTCAGCTGGTAGAGCAATTGATTTGTAATCAATAGGTCCCGAGTTCGACTCTTGGTATCGGCACCATTACATACTATGCCCCGATGGTGGAATTGGTAGACACGCTAGTCTTAGGAACTAGTGCGAAAGCGTGAGAGTTCGAGTCTCTCTTGGGGCACCAAAATACTAGAACTAATTAATAGGCTAATAGGAATGCCGGCTGAGAAAAGCAATAGACAACGGACATAAATACACATAGTAATAAGTTAGGAAAGGATTACTGTAATGGAAGATACAATAAAGCAAGCACTTGAACTTCATGCCAGAGGCCAAATTGCGAAACATAAAGCCAACGTACTAATTTACTTAAAGAATCCTGTAGGCATTGGAGAACATCCAGGTGTCATAGACGCAGTTGAAGAAGAGATTCAAGCAATTGCAAAATATCACGATCAACTTGAAGTACTAAGTACGTACTTCTAAATTATCGGGGCTGTAGCTCACCTGGGAGAGCGCCTGCTTTGCAAGCAGGAGGTAGTCGGTTCGAGTCCGTCCAGCTCCACCAATTTTAATAGTGGAAATAAATGAAAACTGTAATATATCAAAACAATCTAGGAAGTGCATCAGGAATTCACTGGTGGCTTGCTAATGAAACTAATGTAGGACCGCAGCTGTATTCATTTACTGATGCGTATTTGCGTCCGGCAGGAGATCACGTTGGTGGCATTGTAAT